CACTGCATAGCCATGCGGTTATAAATGCCATAGCCCTATAGAAGTAGGGTTCAGCGTACCATAGTCGCAGCTCAGATAATATTCGCCCTCGCCAATACTTGGTACTTTATCGGGGATAACATGATGCTTCCTTGAAAACATGGGATAAATAATACCCTCAGTAGCTCGCCAACGTCCCAAAACATATCGCTCATAGAATGCGCCGGTATACAAGTTTTCGTATCTCCGCCTTACTGTTTCAGACAAGGCATAATTATCTTCCATCATAAAATGCAGATGAAGTCGGTTTTTCTTTCCGGCGCTGCCATTTACATCATCTATCCAATCTTTAAAGAACCAATGTTCTTCGCTGCCGTCCGGGTTGCAGTTAAACCACATTTTTGAGCCTTTTACAGAGCATCTTGCAACCGCCTGATCTACAAAAGACTTCGGCATAAGAGCAACTTCATCAAGTAATACACCGGCAAGGGTTATACCCTGAATGAGTGCATAGCTTGATTCATCCTTGCCGCCGAAAAAATAGTATCGGTTATGGTGTCCCAGCCAGTCAATGTCCATTGAATTTCTGGACAGATTGATCTTAGGCTTAACAATACCGCCAAGCCACTTTTGCAACGGTACTATCACATTACGCTTTAAGCTGTCAATGGTCTTTCCGCAGAATGCAAATGTTTCACCGTCAAATGATTTCATGCTCCATAAAATAAAGCCTATAGACATAGCCATAGTTTTGCCGCTTCTTACAGAGCCATCACAAACGATAGCATCATGATGTTTGTATTCAGGAAGTTCCCACCAGAGCATGGCGGTGAGCTGCTTGGGAGAAAAGTTTTCAAACTTCATCGCAATCCCTCCCGTATCTTTTCAAAGAGATTTGTGACTTCTGTGCTGTCGGCTTCTTCTAAAGTGCCGGAAAGTGCTGCCTGTACTGTAGCCGATATTTTTGTTTCAGAAGATATGAGATCGCCGTTTTCATCCAAAAATGCAGCAAGCTCTGCATGGCGTTTCTTGTACTCTTCTGCAAGCTTCCTGCGCCGCTTAGGATCTGGTTCATTCAGATATGTACTGCGAAAGGATTCAAGGTCTGTAAAGTCTGCATCCTGCATATCTTTCCTTTTATCCTCATAAGCTTTCATACCCTCAGCAAGCGCCTTGATACTCTTTTTCTTTCTGCCCATACAAGCACTCCTTTCTGAAATAAAAAACAGGGGCGTGAATGCCCCTGTAAGCCGTTATGTGATTTTATGTAATCTTTGTCGAGTGATTTTCTTTAAACATTCCTACGGCGATTTAAACGCATTTTAAACGGTCATGCTTCGCCATTCGGAATTGCTTCTGATTTTTGAAGCTGAATCCGTTCTGTACTATACCGTATACGCTTCTGCATCGGGACGAATCAACCGATGTTTTAGCAATATACTGATTTTTGTAAATACGATTTAAACGCCTATCACAGGAAGTGCTATCTTATACTCTTTGCCACATATTGGTACACGTATCCTTGCACGCCTCTGACGAAGATCCATGCTTATGATCCTGTCGCTGTATTCACGAAGTATACCGGAAAGAATCATGTTATCACCATTTGCAGTCTTGTACACACGAGATGCAGCAATAGGCTTGCCATGATTCCATAGCCAATGAATATACTGCTCCTCATGCTGAGCAAGCACGGAAGGATGTTTTCCGTTTTTAAGAAATCCCACAACACCATCTGCACTGCATATATCATAATACTTTTCATCAGTCAGAGGTTTACTGTATGGATGTTCAAGAAAAAGGTATCCCGGAAATACAGGTTCTGTCCTTTCAGTCCATTCTCCGTCTTTACGGATAAACAATGTTCGCTGCGGACAACGCACAAAATATCCTCTTTTACGCAGATTCGCTGCTACATATAGATCAGTGCCGGGCTTTACCTGAAATACATACATCATTTTCCGTCATCCTCCTTTTGCTTGGATTTAATGAATTTTTTTACTTCCTTATACAAGTCAGGACGTTCTGTCGCCATAGCTTCAAAGATAAGTTCCTTGAACTGCTCTGCACCGTTCTCCAGCATATCCCGGTTCTTGATGTCGATATTTTTCTTGTATGCTGCTGCTCTGGTGAGTGCCACTGCATTTTTGGACAGCGTGTCAAAATCGATATTTTCCAGTCTGTCCTCCGGCAGCTTATTGATGGCTTCAAGCATTTGATTACACAGTAGTCTAAGTATACCGTCTGTCATATCAAGATCAGGATATCTGTCCGTTTCTTCCATGATAGCACGGAAGTTTTCCTGAGAAAGTCTGAGTGCATCGAGTGTACTCATAAGATTTTTAGCATACTTGCCGACAGCGGTTACAGAGATACTTATACCATGTGACTTGATGTAGTCTACTATCTCACGATAGTACGCTCCGGTCTTTATCATTTCATCGACAGTAGCCTTTACCGCTGGGTCAAGCTTGTCGATTTTTGAATGTGTTCGTCTGCCCATGCTTCACCTCACACATCAATGCATTCATCTGTTCTGACACAAGCGATGATCTTAATGCCGTTAGCTGTGACTTTAGCTTCAAGCGCATTCATAGATGTATCGGCAAGGGTGGTAAGTTCTTTAGATTCTATGTCACGCAGACGAATATATTCGCACTCCGTCAGATAGTTCACAGCGTCACGGAATTCTGCTTCTGTCATACTGGGTTCAAGTGCATTGCATATATCTTCCAGAGCTACGTATTTATCACGAAGAAGATTGACAGCTTTAAGCACGATGCCGTTATTTCTGAAAAATGCACTTTGCTGCACACGTTCCATAAGTTTCTTCTGTTCCAATTTACTCACCCCTTAAGCTTATCTATTTTTGTTTCAAGACGTGTCATCGTCCTTATGAAGTCGTCATTTTTTGTTGTGTGTTCCTTGATATAGTCGATATTTTCTGAAAGCTTGCTCATAGATTCCTTGATCTCTCTGATTTCTTCCTTGGTAGCATAACGGTCGGAGAGTGTGAGAAAATCGTCACGCAGTTCACGTATTGCTGTTTCATTCTGATCACTGCGATTCATCGTTCGTTTCAGAAAATATCCGATGATCCCTATTACAATTGTTATCCCTGTTGTAAACAGATAGTAAATAAATTCCTGCTGCAATTTTTTCCCTCCTAACGTAAAAAAGAATGTTATGATAGTTGTCTTTATCCTAAAACTATCATAGCATTCTTACTTTACGTTTGTATATAGGCGGTGCATTTTGGACGGTATGTGCATAAAAATTTCAGACAAACCTATTCTTCATCCAGAAATAATGTCATCTGAGATGAATTTTCGATCTCTCTTTGTTGTCGTACAATATCTCGAATAGTCTTTTCTGCAAGTCCATATGTATGAGCAAGTGCAAGAGAATTTTTACCGTTGAAACATCTATAAATTTCTTCATCCCTATCTGCACGTGAAGCTTCATCGGCTTTTCCGATATAGATGCTGCTGCCGCCGTACAACAGCACTAATTTTTTGTATGCTTCAAGTCCGATAGCTTCTGCATACTCTCTTTGATTACCATGAAGCTGATCCAGCGTAAGCTTATCCAGATTCATCATGCTTCGCCTGCTTTCTCTGTGCTGACTCTACGTACTTTTCAAGACGTGCGATAAGTCTTGATGCATCGCTTTTAGATACCCATAGAAGAGGGGCAGAAGAACTTGCCGTGATACCCAGTATGCTTCTTACTGCACCTGCCAAACGTTCTGCCTTGCTGACTTTAGAGGGGGAAAGTACGGATAATTCCTGCATGAGCTTCCATACCAGATTAGTTTGTGCAGGTGTTATCATACCCGGTACGCTTTCAGCTTTGAGCCTTTTGGTAAGCTCTTTATCTACACGCTGAAATTCCTGTTCTGTAAGAGCCTTTACCGATTCTTTTCCGGTCAAGCCATATACAAGCTGATGAAAAGCATCTTCGTGGCTGCCATGCTCTACCATACCAAGAACAGCAGCTTTGGCATAAAGCTTTTGCACTTTCATTTTCTCACTCCCTTAGTCTGTAGTTTTTCTTCTGATCTTTGTTTATCGTAAATCGATACCCCTTTGACATTCGCATAATGCGTCCGGCTATCGCTTCATCAACCTGTGCTATCTGCTGCAACGTCCACTCTGTAGAGATTACAGTGATGAGGCGGTTTCGATCACGATAATCCAAAAGTTCAAAGGCAAGCTTTACATCCGCACTGGATATATCTGAAAGTTCTTTTGTCTTGAAAAGATCATCAATGTAAAGGACATCCGCTTGCTTATACGGTGTGATCAGCGCCGGATAATCTGTATCTGCTGCATGGGATTTCAGTCTACCGGCTTCCTCACGCCAGACCAGATACCGTGCAGAAAGTCCCTGTTTTATCATTCCGCCTACTATAGTGGTACATATATGCGTTTTTCCGCAGCCTGATTGTCCTCCGATATAAAACCACTTCTTTTGTTGGTTTGAAAAATTAACAGCTTTATTTTTTATATCTGTCTGCCATTTTTCAGATGTTACATAATTTTCAAAAGTGTCCTTTTGAATAATATTTTTTAATAACACGTCTATAATTCTCTGAGGTTTCGATCAGC